GAAGATGATGCTCTGAGTTACTTCCAGCGTCTTGCTGAAGAGTGAGTATAAATAGAGGGAGGGAAACCTCCCTTTTTCTTTTGTAGTCTCATTAATTACAGAAATGGCATTCCAAGGTACACCATTTATTGTCACTTATGATGACGGTGACAATACTAATACAACACAAATTGAAGTTGTCGCAGAATCTGCTGCTCTTGCAGATCAAAGAGTAAGACATCTTTTCCCTTCCGCTCAAAACATCGTAGTCGCTGCTGCTTCCTGATAAATGTCTCGCAATCAAGTCATTGTTTACAATGGAGATGATGGCTACTGCAATGTAGTCATTCCATCGACACAATGCGTTCTCTCTGATGAGGACATCATCGCAAAGGATGTCCCTGTTGCTGAGTATGCAGTGATCGATCATACTGAATTGCCCACCAAGACATTTAGAAACGCATGGAAATACAACCACTCAAGTTCGACTGTGGATGTGGATCTTGCAAGTGCCAAAGAAATAACGACCAAACTTCTGGAGGATCGTTATCTGGCAACGGAGAAACAGAACGAGGAGATCACGAGAGTCGCCAATATGAGGGGGCAGACTCCAGAACTTCTTGATAATCCCGCAGTTCCGTATTCTACTATTAACGCTAAGAAAAGCGTTAATGGTCTTCTCAGTCTTCTCTAAGACAAATCGTTATAAGCAACCTTTCCAGTGTTGGAGCTGTATTGAGAAGATTCTTGATACTGTAAAACCTCTCTAACTTCTTCAAGGAACCGTCCTAGGAACTCTTTTCTGAGTACTCGGATGGTTCTTTTTTCATTGTTTTTTCTAGTTTCAATCAACCAGTTAGACACACCTACGACTGGTCTGATTGTTTGTCCGATGTTGTCTGGATCTGGGATCGTGAAGTTTTGATCAACTACTTGACCTGCAGGCAAAAGAAGTCTACCTTTATCATCTCGGACTTCCTTGGTCTCATATCTTCTAGTAGCATTTAGATCCTCTCCATACTTATCAGCAGCATAGTCATAGAGAAGTCTAGATGTGGTAGGCCATTCATCTCTGATGTTGATGATGTTTGCTGTCAGAAGAACGACCCAATCGTAATGCGAACTGCCATATAACTTCTCTGCTACATTGTCAGGTCTCTCGCCCTCTAGAATCTGATAGTTTATGAAGTTTGTTGCAAATAACAGAGCAGAGTCTTTAACCTTCATCCGAAGAAAAAGATTCTTCACATCCACATACTGCTTTCTAACCCCACCAGTTTGTACTGGATTGAGATATTGAAAGTCTGGTAGTAGTCTGAAGTAAGAGTTGCTAGCCATTAGTATTCCTGATCAGATTGATTGAAGTCGTCAGCATAGATAGGCTCAAGTTCGGTGAATGATAAGTTCAACCGATAGTGAACGGGACTTCCACTTTCATATGTTGCATATGCTCCCGATCCAGTATAATCAACGCCAATGTCTGTCATGGCACAGAGTTTGAATTTATTTAAAAATCTGTTTGCACCACCACCTTTCCTATATGTTAGTCTGAATACATATGGTGTTGTAAGAAAGGCTGTTGTTCTTCTTGCAGACATACTTCTTTTCAAAGTCGAAATTATTTCTCTGACTTTTTCTGCTTCATCTGCACTCCTAGGAACCAAGTCCCAGTTAAAACCGAAAGGTCTTAGAGATACTCCATTAAAGAGTAGCTCAAGGTTCTGGTTAACGATTTGTCCAGACTCTCTTCCCAAAACATCGTTCAGAGAAATGTTTGTTCCTGCTAAACCGTTAATGATTCCGATCTGAGATCTTGACCTAATATAATTTCTAAGTAAATCGTATCCACCTCCTGATCCCATTCCAAAAACTTCACCCTTAGCAAATGCGCCAAAATCTGCTTCTTTACCTGAAACTTTATCTACTGCAAGACCAGCAGCTTTAAGTCCTGCACCAGCAAGAGCACTTATTCTACTTTCTCCCCATCCAGTTCTATTGACAGCAGCAATGCTGTCTGGCATCGGTAGAATAATTGTTGATTGTACCTGAGCAGCATTAATTGTTGCTGAATTTGCACCAGCGTTATCAGAAAAAGAAGGAAGTCCTCCTTCTTTGTACTGCAATGCCTCGATGAACATGTAGTCCGTCGATGCATCGATAATATTCAGTGGATATCGTAAGACTGTAGCAGCCATACCTTTTTATTTCCTATTTAGGTGGACATTCTAAATTTGGCATATCCTAATGATCTAGCATCTTCAAGTTCATTGGCTTTTACTACATGTAGTTTGCCAACAACTTCTTCCCAGGTGTAGTTTCTGGTCTTTGCCCAGTGAAAACTAAATCCAATGAATCCCCATCTTTTCAATTCCATACAGGCGATTAGAGGGAACTCATCATATTCAATGTTTGGTGTTTTTGCTCTATAAACGAATGTGTAGAAATTCCCTGGTTCTGGAACTAAAACTTCCTCAGTTAATACTTCTAGAACTTGTTGCATGATGTCATCTGAACTTTCGAGTCCAGTGAATCCGTCAACAACAGGTTGTAGTCTACTCATACGCCTAATTGATCTTCTGTTAAGACCTTGAACTGTAGTAAACGATCTTTACAATACTCCGATGCTGCTTTCCACTTTGCTTGATTTTTAGCATACTCTGTCACTTCTCTAATATAGGTTTTAGTATGCTTCTTTTGCTTTTGTGGTTCGATGCATTGTTTCTTGGGTTTGATCTCAATAATATACTTTTGAATCTTTCCAGTGCTTTCGCGTACCTTAATATAGAAGTCTGGAAAATATCTATGGATTCTCCCATCTAGAGGAGAACGATATGGTATCACAATTTCTTCACTTCCCCACTCCAAAATATTCTCATTACGGTCACAGTAGACCATGAACTTTCGTTCCCACAAACTGCGATAAATAATGTTGAGATGGTCTCCTCGATATTTTTGAATATTACTTGGGCGAAATTTACCAGAATACGCCATCACTATAAGTCAACCTAAGGTATTTAGTGTGAGTTATCCAGAAAGAGAACAACTAACGAAATCTTGGGGTTGTTTACTAAGGTAGCAACAACCAATCATTTTGAGTTGGAGATCTCTGCCATCCCACCAGTACTCAAAGAGTATATTCAAAAGCAAGATCCGTTCGTATCTAATTACTTTATTCAAAGAGAATTAGGTTTACTGTGTAAGGGTGCCGATATTCCTGGTGCAGCATTTGCTACTGCTCAAGTCAGTGGCAACTACATGGGTATTCAACAAAAGTATGCTCACACTCGTATCTTTACGGAAAGTTCTTTCAACTTCATTGTAGATAACGAATATAAAGTTCTCAAGTTTTTTGAAATTTGGCAAAAGTATATTGCTGGTGCTGGTGAAGTCAGTGACGACAAGAAGGCATTTTATACTAGGATGCAATATCCCGACAACTATAAAATCCCTGTGATGAGACTGAAAAAATTTGATAGGGATCATTTTAGATCTGTAACCTACAGTTTCATTAATGCATTCCCAATCAACATCACGCCAACTGCAATTTCATACGAAGGAAACAGAGTTCTTGAAATCAATGTTGCATTTAACTATGATAGATATGTTCTTGGAGAAGTGAAGAGTCTCAAGGCAACTTCTTCTTCGGAACAGCCCACTGGAACCGAATACACAAACAAACCTGCTACTCCACCAGAGGAACAAACTACTCCACCAGATAATAATCGTCGTCTTGTTCCCGTTCGTGGAAATAGTGGCGTTGTATACTATGATAGAAACGAAGGAACGAGAACCGAAGCTGAGGTTAATCGTAGATTTTATGACTCTCAGGGTCGTTCGGTTATCAACTAAATAATCACACTGAAAATCCTATAGGATATTATGCCTTTACCTAAGATTGCGACTCCGACATTTGAGTTGGTTATCCCTTCTACTGGGAAAAAAATTAAGTATCGCCCCTTTCTTGTTAAAGAAGAGAAAGTTCTTGTAATGGCGATGGAAAGTGAAGAACTTGATCAGATTGCTCGTGCAATCAAAGAAGTTCTCTCTGCATGTATCCTCTCTAGAGGTGTCAATATTGACAAACTCTCAACCTTTGACATTGAGTATCTGTTCCTTAATGTCCGTGGTAAGTCTGTAGGAGAGTCTATTGATGTTATCGTTACTTGTCAGGATGACGGGGAAACTAAAGTTCCCGTAACTGTATTCATTGATGAAATTAAAGTAGTCGAAGACCCAGATCATAATCGTGACATCAAAGTAGATGACACTTTGACTTTGAGAATGGCATATCCTTCTCTCACTCAGTTCATCTCCCAAAACTTCGGAGACACTACTAGTCTTGACACCTCATTTGAGGTTATCGCCAGTTGTGTTGAAATGATCTATTCTGATGATGAGACTTGGAACGCAAAGGATCATACAAAGAAAGAATGGATTCAGTTTATTGAGTCAATGAATTCTTCTCAGTTCAAAGAGATTGAGAAGTTCTTCTCTACAATGCCTAAACTTTCTCATACGGTCACTGTTGAGAATCCCAACACAGGTATTGAGAATGAGCTCGTACTTGAGGGATTATCTAGTTTTTTCAGCTAGCGATGTTGCATTCAGACATTGTTTCTTACTATAAGATTAACTTTGCCTTGATGCAGCATCATAAATACACTTTGAGTGATATTGAGAACATGTATCCCTTTGAACGGGATATTTACCTTGCTTTGTTAGAATCATATATTGAAGAACAGAATCTAAAAGCACAGCAAGCTAACGGTATCTGATGGCTATTGATCCCAAAAAGTTACTCCCGCCAGGTAGAGCAGATACTCCCGAAGGAAATGTAGAGCGGGAGGGGGATTATAGTGGATATGTGTCCGAAAAGCAGTATAATGCTCTTAATAGAAATATCCTTGCCATCAGAAGAAATCTGAATGCTATTGCTGATCTTTTAGTTAGGAGAGGTCAGCAAGATGCAGTAGAAGATAATCAAGAAATTCAAAAGAAAAGAAAAGAGGTTGATAGAACTGCGAAAGGTGCAGAAGAAAACTTCGTTGAAAGTTCAATCAAACAGGCTCTGATTAAACCTGTCAAAGCATTAGGTAATAAGATCCGTGGACCTTTTGATGGGTTCATGAAAGCCCTTGAATCGTTGTTCATGGGTTGGTTGGGACTGAAAGGTATAGATGCACTAGAAGCATGGCAGAATGGAGATACTGAGGCATTAGAGCAGATCAAGAATGATCTTATTAAAGGATTGGCAGTCGCAGCAGGTGTTGGACTTGCTTTGAATGGTGGTATTGGTTTAGTCAGTGGTGCTGTTAGTGGTATTGTGACTAGTTTGCTATTCAATCTTCCAAAACTTATTGGATTAATGGCAAATCCATGGGTATGGTTGGGTGCTGCTGCTGTTTATGGCGGTATCAAACTCCTTGAAATTATCAAGGATATGGGACTGAGTGGTCAAGGTCGTGGAAGTTTTGAGTCATACACTCAAAGTGTTATTGATATGATCGGATCTATGGGGAGAGAAAAAACCCTAGAAGAACTTGATCGAAGAGAAGAAAGATTATTAAAACAATATCCTCATTTAAAAAATAGTTTTGATCCTCGTAATATTCTTAGTAAAGAAGGATCCATACTCGCTGAGATCAGACAGAACAAGCAACAAATTCGAGAGGGTAGATTTGATAGATATGATCCAACAAAAGTTAGTACAGCAGATAAAAAAATTGTTAATGATATTTCTGCCGCTATTGGATCTTTATCCACATATAAGAAAAATTATGATGCACTAACTAATGAAATGAGAACTCTTCTTGGAGGAAGAGAAGTTGTTCAACTGAGTCCTCAAGAAAGATCAAGATACGAATCGCTTCAGCGTCGTTCTGATAAAGTATTTGCACAAATCAAGGACTCTATGAAGTTCACTCAAGGTTTGATAAACAACCTGAGTTTAGAAGGTAGAGACTTTGTTGAGGCAAAATTTGGTCAGGCTGGTAATGCTGAAATGTTTAAGTCAACAGGAATTGACTTTCCAATCAATATACCAGGATTGCCACCCATGCAAATACAGGCAGGGGATCCAGATCCTAGTAGGTTGAAGAACCTGGATCAAATTCAAAAGGGACTTGAGACAGTTAAACCAAGAGCTCAAAGAGTATCTGCTGCTCAACAGCAAAGTTCTGGACTTGCAATGGCACTGGAAGAGACAAGAACACTTACAAAACCAGTAAATATTAATTTGGCAGAAAACATCAGTAAAAAAGCAAATGAGATGCGTCCGTTTGTTTTCATGCCATACAGTTCTGAAGGAAGAACGGCACTTGAACCTGTAACAACTGCTGCGGTTGGTACAGGTTATCCAACTAACTTTATGACACAAAATCCATATAACTTGGATAACCTTGTGTTCTCTGCTGCTACTTTTGAATCAGTATGAAACTAATTCCATCTAAAGAAGCAATTACTATTGTTGAAGTTGGACTGCTTTCCTTAAGGCAGACAACTCAGGGTATCCGCAAATCATTAGGTCAAGATATCCGAAAGGACAAGATTAGAGAGGCAGAGAAGAGAAGGTTAAATGTTCAGCAATTTGATGCTGTAAGAAAGAAAGATGCAGAAAAGATAGTAGAGGCAAAACAGTCAGATAATTTTATCAAAGGTGGTATCAATAATATTATGAGAGGTGCGAAGAGCATCTTTCAAGGTCTTTTAAGTGCCGCTGGTTGGATTCTTCTCGACTACATTGTCCAAAAACTTCCAGAGATTGTTGCGATTGTCAATAAAGTAACAAGGATCGTTAAGAAGTTATGGGATGCTGTGCAACAAACTTGGAGTAATATTCAAACAACATTTAAAGAGATTAAAGATGTATTCAGGCAGTTTGCTGAGAACATCAAAAACTTTGATTTTCTAGATAGTGAAGGAAAAC